GTTCTCGTTTTAGTGTATGTTGGTGTTCTTGTTTGTGTTGGTGTTCTCGTACGTGTAGCGTCTTGACTGAGTAGGTGTTCTTGTTTGTGTTCGTGTATTGGTTTTAGTAGAACCGATGTCGATTTTCATGGGGAGGCCGCTAAGTTAGCCTTTGCAGTGACGGAAGATAGCAACGATTTTAAGTTCTATCGACAAATGGCGAAAGCGATTACCTTTGGAGTGATCTATGGAATTGGCAATAAAAAATTAGCTATTCAATTGGGTACTACACCAAAAGAGGCCGGGAAATACAAAAGGCAATACTTTGCTGGTTTGAAAGGTTCCAAGGAGTTCTTTGATGAGGTAGTAGAAACAGTAGAGATGCGAGGATGGATTAAGAATCGATATGGTCGTATCTATGAAATACCTTCTAAATTCGCGTATAAGGGCGTTAATTACTTGGTACAGGGTACAAGTGCGGACATCATGAATGAACGCCTCATAGCCGTCTCTGAAGCCCTTAGAACGACATCCAGTAGGGTACTTCTCCAAGTTCACGATGAAATCATATGCGAAATTCATAAAGATGATATTCAGACAGTTCCGTATGAAATACAGAAGGTGTTGGCAACGAATTCCTTGGGCATTCCATTACAGGTCGATATGGAATTATGTGATCCAACATGGGCTTCTAAGATAGATATGGAGAAGGCATTGTCGAACGGGCATTTTGCAAAAGCTAAGATGGAAGACTTTATTGTATGGGATTAAAGGAGGAATAAATGACTGAGTTAACAGAAGTGTATGATCAAATTCGGGAAGACCTAGCTAAAAAAACTGATGCGTTTGGGAGCATGACGTTGGACGGTGTACATATAACTGCAAGTAATATATTAGTCGCACACTATCTAGAGGAGTTGACGAGAATTCTTTACGCTAAGATTTTGGACGACGCGGAATAATTTCGGCCCCGTGGTGGAATTGGTATACACAGCAGACTTAAAATCTGCCGCTTTATAAGCATACAGGTTCAAGTCCTGTCGGGGCCACCAACATAAAGGAGGATAAGAATGACTAAAGTAAGTATGCATTTGGGCTTTACGTTCAGGGTAGGTGATTTGTCAACCAATCAATATGGTCGCATAGACCTTACTGTTGATCAGATCGATACAGAATTGCCTCTCGCACCTCAATTAGCAGAGACTGCGGATGTTACGGATGATGTTTGGGAATTTCTACGGAATAAGGTAGACGCTCAACTTGACGGCTTGTTAGATGAAAAAACATAAGAAAAAAATATGGGGAATGGTAGCGGGGATAGTCACAAGTATTAGCACTACGTGGTATTATCTAAAGCTACAAAAATTACAACATGAGATTGATTCTATTCCTTACGAAATTAAGAAGAAGAAAAATAGGAGGGTTAAATGGTTCATGAAATATCGAGGGCGGTGGTTCTCGAAAACGTATTAAAAGAACGAGAACGGCAAGATAGAATGTATGGTGATCAAATTACTCATTCAGATGAATATTGGAATGTCATAGCAACAGAAGAAAATGGTGAGGTAGCTAGAGCAATTTGGGAACAGGATGCCCAACACATGTTTGAAGAAATTATTCAAGCCTGTGCGGTCTACTTTGCATGGGCTGAAGCCGTACATAGGAGGCGTACTAATGAAGAAGACTAATGAAGAAGCTATTGAAACATTATTGAAATCAAAGACTTTAAATTTAAAACGGGGGGATAGCGAGGATTTTTCTTTTAGCAGGATTGCTTTCAATATCCCTTCGTTGGATCATCTTACTGGTGGGGGTATACCAAAAAAGAGAATGACTATTATGTACGGCCCTACGAATGTGGGAAAATCATATCTAGCCTCTCAAGTAGTAGCCAATTCTCAGAAAGAGGGTGGAATTACAGCTTGGATTGATACGGAATTGTCGTGGGACGCTGAGTGGGTCAAACGTTGTGGGGTTGACGCGGAACGAGTAATGGTTTCACAACCAACCAGCGGGGAAGAAGCTATGGACACAATTCGTGAATTGATGAGAGCCGGGGTAGATGTCATAGTTTTGGATAGCATTGCAGGACTAGTGCCTTCAGCCATTCATGATGAAGACTTTTCATATAGTCCAATGGCGTGGCAGGCAAGGTTCGTTAATAGTTCACTACCCCGACTTCTTCCGAATCTTAAAAATGGGTCTGCATTTATTGCGATCAATCAGGTTCGATCTAGTATGGGGCCAGTAGCCCTTGATAATATGCCGGGAGGGATGGGACAGGCGTTCTTCGCACATTTCCTTCTACAGGTACGTCGTAATGGATGGATTAAAGAAGGCAAGAATAATGTAGGGTTCGATATGGAAGTTCGTCTGCGTAAAAGTAAGGTAGGTGGCGAAAGTTATAGATCAGCAGTCGTGCCATTCAGAGTTGAGGGCGGCATAGATATTACAGAAAGTTTCATTAGAGAAGGTATTGATCAGAAATTGATCAAACAATCAGGCCCGTGGTATGAATACCACTCTACGAAAGTAATGGGAATGAATGGTATTAAAAATGCTTTCATTGAAAATCCTGACCTGTTTGCTGAGTTGAAAAATGAACTTACCCCCTAAAGATTATACAACCCAAGAAAATATGATAGCAGAATGTTTATCCGACATGGGTATTCGCTATGCTGAACAAGCTGATTTTGCTCCGTATACACCTGATTTCTTTATTCCCGAACTTAAAATGATTATAGAAGCTGATGGAAAATACGGACATTTACGACGGCGAGATGTGAAACGAGATATTGCATTAAGTAAACATGATGAGGTAGAGTATATTTTACATGTACGACATTTCACTAAAGCCAAAATAAAGGAGACACTATGGCAGGCATTAGACAAATTAATCAAATAGACTATCCTCAAGATCGATGGTTGGTGAAGCAGATTGATTCTCATCTGATGAATACACAACCAGCACAACGAGCCAATGTATTCTATCCATCGTTGTTAGGAAATACGTGTGATCGATATCTTTATATCGCATATCATGGAAAGGCTCATGAACAGGATATTACAGCACAAACTCAACGTGTTTTTGATAATGGAAACTATTTAGAAAATCGTATGGAGGAATATTTCACAGCGTTGGACATGATTATAGATCGAGAAAAGGTTGTGACCTTAGATAAACCACCAATTTCGGGTCGGGTAGACTTTATTGTCAAACATGCAGAGTATGGTGAAGTTGCAGTAGAGTTGAAATCCATCAATTCTCGCGGCTTTGGCGCGTTAAAACAGGGGCCAAAACCCGAACATGTAATTCAATTGCAGATTTATTTAAATTTGCTACCACTGGATATAGGGGTTATCCTATATGAAAATAAGAATGATCAGCAATTAAAGACGTTCATTCTCACCAAAAATATTAGTACGTGGCAACTTTTATTAGATCGATGTAATAATATTATGAGTCTGACTTCAGCACCTTCAAAATGTACAGGCAATAAGTGGTGTAAATGTAAAGGAGTGGCGATATGAACATAGAGACTAGGGAAACACATTGGTCGCCAATGAAAGCCTTGGCACAGGCGCAGAGAACCGTTGAAGATATGGGAGTGCCAAAGCTACGATTGGATTTGGAGGAACGAGAACACCTAGAATTTTCAGATTTAATGAATGCATCAAATAAGGCATTGTCAGAATTTCTTGTTGTTTATGGAGGATACAAAGCATATCTTGAGACAAGAATTGCTGATGTGAAGGCGAAGAAAACTGCTTTATCAGCGGCTTTTGATGAGGGTTATGCTACTGCCCTCTCTCGTATTGTTGAAGAACGAGAAGAGGCCGGGAAGAAGAAGTTGACTCGTGATGAGATTCGAGGGGTGGCTCTTGATAATTACTCCCAATTAAAAGAGTTACGACAGGAAGTCATTGAACAAGAAGCATTGGAAATTCAGGTCGATGGACTATTAAATACTTATACTACTGCTTATAATACGGTGTCGCGTGTTGTAACGTTACGAATCGACAATTCACAATGAGTGAATATGCATATGTAGGATTTGATTGTTCCAGCAAAGCTATCCATTGTGTGGTATTAGATGGAAGTTTTAATATTGTGGCCCAGAAAAAGTGGGGAAGTACTAAAAAAACTTTTGATCAAAGATTCCCCGAATTTGCCCGGAATTTCTACCAAGATTTCAGTAAAATAGTATTAGCACCAACAGAAAATATGCTTATAGCTATTGAGCAATCTATTTTTATTCAAAACCCGAAGACAACTATGGAGATTGCCAATGTTATTGGATGTGTTAGGACTGCTTGCTATTTGCGGGGGTTTGATGTGGTTATGGTTGATAATAGACGTTGGAAGAAAGTAGTTCTAGGACACGGAAATGCAAAAAAACCTGACATTATGAAATACGCTATCGATAAGTGGGGTGAAGTGTTTACTGAACAAGATTTTGCGGATGCCGCTTGTATTGCGTCATGGCGATTAGAGGAGAAGAAAAATGAAGAGATTGCATGAAGATCAGATTAGAATTCAATTCAATGAAGCATATGATGAGAAATTAGAATACGTTGATAAACTTCCTGATGGAATGACAGAGGATGATTTACAAGAAAAATATGGTAAAGTAGTTTGGTGCGAATTTAGTGACTGTTTTTGGAATAAACGTGAAGCGGGTTTGCAAAGAACATGGGGAACAATTAATGGAGATCGTAATTTTTCTCCAGTAAATCCAAGTGAAATGGTTTGGAATGGAATTTGCAGTCGTCCCAATGAAATTGTGTTGCGATTTAAATCGATTAGAACAGCAACGGGTAAAGGAATTAAAGTTCCCTATTGTTATACGGCGGCATCAAATGGGAAAACAGGACATATGGATTTTGCCGCCCTACTTCAAAGTGATGGAACTCCGTTTGGTGGAAATATAGATTCACAAAATCCAAATATGAGTGGAATGTATTATGATCCATTTTCTGGAGCCAGCATGGGACGCGAACGAATTGTTAAATATGGGACGGGAACAGAGCGTTCCTCAAAAAGTCATACAATTGGAGAGAATTGATGCCGAAAAAAATTGCACCTGAAGTGCGCCAGAAAGCAATGGAATTATATCTACAAGGAGATTTAACGGCAAAAGAAATTTCCAATGAATTACAACGTATCTTTAAAATTGAGGTTAAAGTCCCAACAATTTATGCATGGTCACGAGATTCTAAATGGAATGATCAACAAATTGAGGCTCGTACTAAAGGAGAAATGCAAGTACAGGAAGCAGAAAGTGCTAGATTTGCTAGATTACAGAGTGAACATTTAAATACATATGAAACCATTCGTCATCATGCGTCACATGATCTTGAAGGCTTGGTGTTT